GTGCCGACTCCGGGGAACGCGGAGGAAAACTAAAACGAAACAAGGTAACGAGCATGGCAGGCTATGAATCAACCCCGACGGTCAAGGATGTCCACAGTCCAGCCGGTCAACCGTTCCACGCGCCGCGATCGTTCGCTGACATGCCTGACTGCCCGTTCTGCCGATATGGAACGCCAGTTGAGTTTAACGACAAATGGGTCTGCATTGACTGCGGAGCCAAGATGACCAAGGATCAGATCATCCAAAAACCATGAGCGCAAAAAAAGCACCAGTGAAGAATTCCAATAAAACTACCGAGACAGTGACGTCAACCCGGCTGGCTGAAATATTCGGCATCAACCGCAAGACGCTTGCTCAATGGAGGAAAGAGGGTAAGAACGTGCCGGCTAAGGTTGGCGGCAAAGAACCGTTGGCGGAATGGCGCCGATGGTTTGAAGCAAATCCCGACGCTGGGCATTTTGACGGAAAGCCGAGCAAGAGCCGCGAGGAACTGCTGGCCGTCAAGGTCGCAGTCGAGATCGACCTTTTAGAAATTAAGCGGGACAGGGAACGTGGCAAGCTAGTTCCGCGGGCCGAGGTCGAGGAACTGCTAGTTCGGATTGCCATGGCCATGCAGTCTTATCTTCGCAGGTATGAGCGCGAGATACCTGCTTTGTGCCTGGGGCTTGCTCTTTCGCAATCGACGCCGCTTGTGAAAACTCGCACGCGTGAACTGCAAGACGTGTTGGCTACCACATCGACGGATTTCTGGAACGAACACCCTGAGAACGAATCAGCATGATTGAGACTTTCGCCCGCGCCATGAAAGCACCATCTGACCTTCACCCGGCGGACTGGTGCGCGGAGCATGTCTATGTTGAGAACTCTGAAAGGTCGGATAAATTTGACCCTTCGCAAACTCGATGGTGGAGAAAACCGATGGGGCATTATGCCGACTATGAGACGCGGCAGATGGTCTGCCTGATGCCGACCGGCACGGGTAAGAGCACATTCTTTGAGGCGATCAACTGCTGGATCGTGTCAGAATCACCTGGCTCCGTTCTTTACGCATCCATCACCGACCCGAATGCAGAGCTATGGGGCGAGACGCGATTTCTCAAAGCTGCAAAGAAGTGCAAACCGCTGGATCACCTTTGGCCGCGCAACGCGCGCAACTCGGTGCGCCGGGATGCGATTATCTGGCCGCACATGTTCATGGTTCTTGGCGGGGCAAATCGTTCCAACTTCCAAGAAGTATCGATCACGCACGGTCACGGCGATGAGGCATGGGAATGGAAGCACGGCATGGTCCGAGAATGGAATGCTCGAAGCCATAACCGCGAAAACCGAAAATTCGTTCTCGTCTCTCAAGGCGGCGAGATTGCCAACGAGGACGGCCAGGGAATGACAAGCGAGCTGCATGCCGAGCATGATAAATGCCGAAAATGGGAATTTGCGTGGCAATGTCCAGAATGCAACCACGCCCAGCCATTTGCTTTTGAATCGCTGAAATATTCAGAAAACGGAACCAATCAAGAGCGGGCCGATGCGGTCGTGATGGTCTGCGCCGGGTGCCAGCATGAGTTTTCAGATGACATCGCTACGCGCAGGCGGCTGCATGATTCGTATCAGCAGGATGATGGATACATCCTGACGAGTGACAACGGCCAGCGCGGATACGAAGGATTTCACGCCGACCGGACGGCAGTCTGGTGGCAACCGTGGGGCGATGACGTTTTGCGGAAATTGTCAGCCGACCAGCAAGCAAAAGCCGGAGACTACACAGCTCTCAAACAGTGGACGCAGAAAGACCGTGCGCAAGGATGGACGGACAATCTGCAAGCGTCCGAGATTGTCCTAAAGCCGAGCGGATACACGCGCTCCGATTTTACCGAAGGGCAGAAAATCGACGGAGAGGTCGTGCGGTTCTGCACGATTGATGCCGGTGGCGATCATTTCTGGCTACGCATCCGGGCATGGTGCCAGGGAGGAGAATCAAAAGGATTGTTTTTTGGTTACATCAACAGCGATGCGGAATGCGAAGAGATCCGCGCTCGCTACAATGTTGAGCCGAAGCACACCTTCCTCGATGTCGGCTTCGATCAAGAGCGCATGGCTGGGATTATTGTCAAATATGGATGGCAGGGAATGAAAGGCGACGGTAACCGGAAGAGCGGATGGGATTGGCCAATCAAAGGCGAAGATACAAAAAAAGAAATTCGGCTATATTCAAAACGCTGGGTGGCACTTTCCAAGGAAAAGAAAACAGCAACTTGCTGGCACATTGCCACCGAGCCGATGCAATACATCTTGCAAAGGTTGATGGCTGGCGAGGGAGCGGCGTGGCTAGTTGAGGATGATGCGCCGCCCAGCTACGCAAAGCAGTTGAACGGAGAACGGTTGCAAACAGCAAAGGATGCAAAAGGGCGTGAAATTAAGAAATGGGTAAGGCACGGAGCAAACCACGGTCGAGACACCGAGGTTTATCAGGTCGCTGCGGCTTTAATGTTTAGAATCTTTACACCACCCAAATCTGATGAATAAAAAACGCGGGGCATATCGAAGCAGGAAAGTTGAAACAAAAAAGCGCGATGATCAGCGACGAAAAGAAAGCAGCATCTACCATGATGATGACGCAAAAAAATGGGTAAGTTTGAAAGGTAGAGAATACAAACCTGTTCCACAAAAACGCCGGCTTTACATAAAGACCGAGGACATCGATCCAGACACCGAAGCTGAACTGGGTATGGCTATTGAGGGAAAATCTGACAAGTTTGACAGATATGCAGCGGCGCGGATGCTTGTCGCGCAGGCGATGGAAAAGGGACTGATTAAAGAAAACGGAAAATGACATTTGCCACCGTTTGACTTTCGCCACTCATTAGAAAATCCTTTCACATGGCTTCACCGTTTCGACAGGCACAAGGTATCTTTCGCGCAATACGCGGAAACTCCACGCTGATTGAGGCACAGAAAGCAGCATATCAAGCGGCGGCAGTTGCTTTGACATCTACAACTGGCGGCATTCAAGTAGAAAGCGCAACGGTCAACGGGCAATCATTTTCCGGCAAGGCAACCTCATCGCCAGCCGAGCGTTTTGACGTGTTGCAAATACTCATGGGCATGATCGATCGCGATTCTGCTGGAAACCGAACCACCCGCGCAAGATTCTTATGATACTCGATCAATTCGGAAACGCTGCAATATCCTATGTGAGCCGCAGGCCATCACGCCACGCCAACTTAGGCGGCGGTGACAGGCCAAGCGAGTCGCGCAACCTTCGTGACTTGCACAAGATCGTCACAAAATATGACAGGCAGACGTTGCAATCGGCAAGCCGAACGCTCTATCTTAACTCGCCACTGATGGTCGGTGCATCCAACCAGATCGGGATTTACGCCGTCGGCAACGCATGGCTGCCGACCTACAAGGGCAAAGACAAAAACTTCGGTGACATTGCAAAAGAGTGGCTAAAAGATGAATGGTATCCGATCTGCAACATCATTGGAGACATTGCCGATTTCACCTCAGACATGTTTATTGATTCCGTTTCGATGGATCGTGACGGCGAGGTTTTTGAATACTTCACATCATCGCCAAGCGGCTACCCACAGATCCAACAAATTCCCTCGCACCGGATAGAAAGCGGCGGATTATCTGACGGCATACAGCAAACTGGCAAATACAAAGGTTTTGATCTTTATGATGGCATCGTCTATTTTCCAGGCACATCAATCCCAGTCGCTTACTCATTGTGCGACGTTGACGGCAAACACAAGCAGTTCATCGATAAAAAATTTATTTTGCATGTCTTTGACCGTTACTGGCCAGAGCAACGCCGAGGACTTCCTCTTTTCTGGCATTCGTTAAACAACCTCCGCGACATTATGCAGAGTGAAGAATGGGAACGCATGAACTTGCTTTCCATGTCATCGCTAAATTACACCGTTGAAAATGAAACGGGAGGACCAGACATGGAGGAACCCGGATACGAGCCAGCAGTTGACTGCGGCGAGCTTGCAGTTGAATTTCTACAAGGAGGGCGCATCATGTATGCGAAGGCCGGAGCTGGTGAGAAGATTACGCAGCATCAAAATTTCCGCCCCGGCAACCCGTGGCATGAGTTTTACGATATGCAGGCGCGTCAATGTCTGGTCGGTGCATGCTTACCAGCAACCCTCTGGAAACCATCTGGACAAGGCACAGCGCAGCGTGAGGACATTGGCAAGGCCTGCCGTTTTGTCGAGGACCGCCAATCAACGCTGGAGAAAATCGGCAAGTGGAGAGTCACCAAGGCGATTGCTTGGGCAATGGAAAACGGACGAGTGCCGATGTCCGATCAATGGTATAACTGGGGATTTACCAAGCCGCCAAAACTTACGATTGACGATGGCCGCAGTCTTAAAGAGAAGATGGCACTTTACAAAGACGGACTGGTCAACGCCACGTCAATCATGGGCGAGCTTTCCACCGACTTTGACGAATCCATTGACGAGCGCACCGAGGAGGCTGCCAAGCTCCTTGTCAAGATCGCCGAGAAAAATGCGAAATACGGCGTCGAGATCGATCCGCGCAGCGTGCGACTTGTCACATCAAACGAACAACCAATTCAACAACCATTAGAACCATGATCACCATTGAAAACAAAGGCGGAAAAGTTAAACTCAACGAAGCCGTTACCGGAGACAGTATCAAACGCATGATTGACGAGATCGGGCGACTTTTCGGCGCAAAAGCATCGGCAGAAGGAGCAGACTTCGGAGAAATCATGAATTCAGCTGAAAACGCAGTTGATGTTCTAGAGATCGAAATCAATTCCCCTGGCGGATCGGTTTTTGAAGGATACACGATCTATCAAGAGATCAAATCCCTTCGTGATCGCGGAGTGACTGTTAACGTGACAATCACCGGCATGGCTGCATCAATGGCATCCGTGATTGCAATGGCCGCTGATAAAATCTCTATGGTCAAGCATGGGAGAATGATGATACATGACGCATCCAGCGGAGCAGTTGGCAATGCAGAATCACTTCGCAAGACCGCTGATCTTTTGGAAGCGATCAGTGCGGACATCGCCGTAATTTACAGTGATCGCACCGGAATGGATAAGGAAGAAGTTCGCGAAATGATGATGAGGGAAACATGGATGAACGCACGCGAGGCCCTAGCCAACGGCTTTGTCGATGAGGTGCTGGGTCAGCAAGTTGACATTCGCCAGCCATCAGAGGAATCTACAAATATGAGCTTTTTAAATCGCCTCACAAATCCATCTTCCGATGAGTCCATCGAGCGCATTGCTGTGCTTGAAGCAGACATCACCGCGCAAGCCGCCGAATTTCAATCTAGACTTGATGCTGCTGAAATGGCACTTCAAGAAGCTGCCGAAATCACCGCCCAGAACATTGAACTTCGCATTCAAGCAGAGCTAGTTCCAACTTTGCAAGCCCAGATCATTGATCTGGAAGCTGCAAACGCAATCAATGCTGAAAGGATTGACACTGCCGCAGCGCAAAAGCTGGCAGCAATGGGACACGGCGAGCCGCTGGATCTAGGCGCTCAAGCATTAGCAGAACCTAAAAAACATCTGGAAACCTTTCAATCACTTACAGGCAAAGAGCGCAGCGAATACTACGCCGCACACTCTGCTGAAATCCGTTCACAAATCTCTAACTAAATAAATCAAATGGCTACCATTTCATTCAACGATACCATCTTTTCACAAGAGGCTCTTAAAGCCTTTACCGCAAAGCTCGCCCCGCTCCGCGCATTTTCCCGTTCGCTTGACGATTCGGCAAGAGGCAAAGGTGACGCAATCGTAGTTCCTTTCATCTCCGCGATGACTGCAACTACTTTCAACGCCACTTCTGCTAACTACCAAACTGGCGGCGGTGCAGTTACTCACAACACGGTCAACCTCAACCAGCACAACATCGTCACTTTCGACATCACGGACATCCAGAATGCAAATAGCTCTGGCGCACGTTTTGACGATCTTGCTATGCAAGCCGGTCGCGCACTTGGTCAGAAAGTTCTTGAGAACATCTGGAAACTCATCACCACCACCAACTTCGGAGCTGCTTCGGTCACGCCCGCAGAAGCCAACTACGGTTTGGCTCAACTCATCGCACTCCGCGCAGTCCTTGCTGGTCGCAACGTAGATGTAGATGCTGGTGTTTGCTCTTTCATCCACAACACGGTTGTTGGCGCTGCACTCCTTGGTTCTACCAACGTCCTTCAAGCATACTCGATTGGTGACAATCAAGCAGCTCGTCAAGGCACGCTCGGTCAGCTTGTCGGTTTCCCAACTTACGAAACCAACATCCTTCCAACCGCTGCAACTTCACTTGTTTGCTTCGCCGCTCATCCTGACGCGATCAGCATTGCAATGCGCTATCTTGAGCCGCAAGCCGGTTCCGAGTATCTCGCAGTTGAGCGTGCAGCCGATCCATCCGGAATCGTGATGGGCTATCGCCGCAGCTTCGACACAGCAACTGGTCAAATGTTCGGCGCTTTCGAATGCCTCTACGGAACAGCTACTGGCTTGACCCTCGGTCTTGCATTCGGCACGAAACCATAATCTCTGGCATAGTTTGTAGTGTTAAGAACACCGTCCTGTAAAAAGGGGCGGTGTTTTTTTGTTGTCAAAAATTCAAGAATTAGCATATTTCATCCATACATATGAAAAAAGCTACGCTCTCTCTTTCGGTGATAACTGGGAATTGTGAAAACTACATCGAAAGGTTTTTAGATAAATTCCAACATCATTTTGATGAAGTCGTCATTGTCCGATCAATCGGCAATCAGGATCCAGACGGCACCTTAGACATCGCCAAAAGCCGCGGCTGCATAACGGGTGAGTATTTGAACAAGATCGGACATTGGCCGCACGTCGATGACTTCGGTGCAGCTCGCAACGTATCAGCAGAACTCGCGACTGGCGACTGGATCATGTGGGCCGACACCGATGACATCATGACAGATGATTCGGGCGAGCAAATCAGGCAATTGATTGCTGATATTCACGATAAAGACGTCGCCGGCGTCTTGATGCGCTACGTCGTGCCAGAGGATAACATCATCAACTGGCGCGAAAGGCTATGGCGCAAAGGA